GATGGCTGAAACGCCATAACTGATAGGGAATCTCCAGCCCGATAAACGGCAGGCGCCGGAACCAGCTGATCGCGATCAGCACGAGCAGCGAATTGAAGGCGAATTCCCCTGCCTCCTCGGCCAGCTCCCCCAAACCGGTCTCGCGCACAGTCCGCTCGAAATCCGGTTCGATTTGCTGGTGCAGGATCATCAGGACCATCGCGGAGATACCCAGCCACTTATGGACCCGGTACATGCGGTCGAGCCCACCGAACAACGGCTCCAGCAGACGCGGTCGTGCGGCAAGGATCAGGGTCTGGCTCATGGCGACCACCGCCGCGGCCCCGACGGCAATACCGATGGCTGCCTCCGAACCGTAGGACGCATACGTGGTGAAGCCGAGCAGCCCCGCCAGAACGCACAGCAGGGCGACCAGCAAGGGGCCGGACAGATTCAGAACATTGCCAACAGCTGTCGTCCAGGAAATGGACGACCAGACCGGCCCCAAGTTGACGTTCTTTGCGGGCTGCGCCAGATCAGTCATCGCTTCGCTGCTCCCGATCCCTGCGAGAGCGATCGTCTTCGTCCTCATCGTCTTCGTATTCGAACTCGATAACTTCCAGCGTGGCGGGATGAACTGTCACCTCGATCCGGCGCCCCTCGGCATCCCGGCCGTCGATCTCGTAGCAGCCGTCGTCGATCTTGATGCGGCGCACAGTCCACCCGTTGTCTTCGGCGAGGCGCTGAACGGCATCCCTCGGCTGCCAGTCCGCCATGGGCACGAAGCAGTCGTCATCGGCAAGCGCAACCCCAGCCGGGAAGACCGCGAGAAAGCCGAGAATTGTCAATGTCTTCTTCATGGGGCAAACTCCTCGTGGCACGCCTCTTGATGCAACACATGCGCGGCGAAGCTGACGGGAGCCTGAAGTTCGGAGCCCGGCGGCGTCAGCTTTGCGTCAGCCAGACAAGTCATGGAGGGTCATCGGGAAAGGAACGGGACCAACATGCGCATCCTGCTGATCGAGGACGATACGGTGCTGGGCGCCGCGGTGCGCGACCAGATAGCCGCGGATGGCCAGTCGGTGGACTGGGTCACGCGGCTCGACGTTGCCGGCGACGCCGTGCGCGCCACGTCCTTTGATCTGATCCTGCTCGATCTCATGTTGCCGGACGGCCGTGGCATCGGGTTCCTCAAGGGCTTGCGCGCGCGGGGCGAAGCGACGCCGGTCATCATCCTGACGGCGATGGACCAGGTGTCGGACCGGATCGAGGGGCTGAACGCGGGGGCCGACGACTATCTCGTGAAGCCTTTCGATCTCGCCGAACTGTCAGCGCGCATCGGCTCCGTCGCCCGGCGCTACAGCGGCAACCCGAACCCGATCATCACGCACGGGCCGCTTGAGATCGACCTGGCCGCGCACAGCATCTATCGCGACGGCAAGTCCGTCCAGCTGACGGCGCGGGAATGGGCGCTCTTCGAGGCGTTTCTGTCCCGCCCGGGTCAGCTTCTGTCGAAGGCGCAGTTGGAGGAGAAGCTCTATGCCTTCGACGTGGAGGTGGAGAGCAACACCATCGAGGTTCATGTCAGCCGTCTTCGCAAGAAGCTGGGGAGCGCGGTTATCGAGACCGAGCGCGGAATGGGCTACAGACTGGGCAAAGCATGAAGTGGCCCGCCAGCCTTCAGGCGCGGCTCGGCCTGTCGCTGGGCCTCGTGCTGACGGTCCTGTGGCTGCTGGCCGCTTCGGTGACGGCCGTGATCGTGCGGGGCGAGATGGACGAGGTCTTCGACAGCGCCTTGCGCGAAACTGCGGAACGCATCCTGCCGCTGGCGGTGACCGACATCGTCGGACGCGAGGACCAGGGAGTGACCCAACGGCTCGCGCCCATTCGCGAGCACGACGAGTTGTTCACCTATCTCGTGCGGGACGCCGAGGGTCTGATCCTGCTGCAGTCCCATGCGGCAGACCCCGCAGTTTTCCCGCCCTACGATGGGCCGGGGTTCCGCCAGACCGCAACTCACCGGCTCTACAGCGACGCGGCGCTCCGGGGGACGATCCGCATCACGGTTGCCGAACCGTTGGCGCATCGCGCGTCCGTCGCGCGGGAAATCCAGATGGGCCTCGGCCTGCCGCTCCTGATTGTGCTGCCCCTCGCGCTTGCGGCGATCGTGATGGCCGTTCGCTTCAGCCTTGCCCCCCTGCGCCGGTTCCGCGCGCAGCTCGAGGCGCGCGGCGCCCGCGACCTCTCGGAGGTTACCGCCCACGATCTGCCGACAGAGATCGGCCCGCTGGCCGCGACCCTGAACAGCCTTTTGGCCAGGTTGCGCGCAGCGTTCGAGGCGGAGCGCAGCTTTGCCGCCAATGCAGCGCACGAACTGCGAACCCCGCTAGCAGGGGCCATCGCTCAGGCGCAGCGGCTTCGGTCGGAGACGAGTGACCCGGCCACCGACGCGCGCGCTGCAGAGATCGAGGCGACGCTGAAGCGCCTGACGCGGCTTTCCGAACGCCTGATGCAGCTTGCGCGGGCGGAAGGTGGGCGCCTGCGGATGGACCGAAGCGCAGACCTGAGAGCCGTTGCGCGTGTTGTGGTGGACGATCTGGCGCGCGCGAGCGCGCCGGGCCGCATCGCGCTGACCCTACCGGACACGGCCGTCATGTCGGATATCGACCCTGACGCCTTCGGCATCCTCTGCCGGAATCTCGTGGAGAATGCGCTTCGTCATGGGGCGGAGACTGCGCCAGTCGATGTGACCCTGACGGGAGATGCGCAATTGATCGTGTCGAACGACGGTCCCGTCCTGCCGCGCGACACCCTCGACCGCCTGACGGTCCGTTTTGAGCGGGCAAACCCAGGCACCGATGGCAGCGGACTCGGCCTTGCCATCGTCGTTGCCATCGCGGACCGGATCGGAAGCCAACTCATTCTGGAGTCGCCGCGTCCGGGGTCGTCTTCCGGTTTTCAGGCTTCCCTCAGGTTGCCGACAGAACCTGCGAACACCATCGCACGAGACACGATGCGCAGGACATGACAAATGATGGAACATCAGCAGCTTCGCGCCTGCTCGCGCATCACGGCGTAGTCGGCCAGCATTTCCGCGATCACCGATCGCTCCGGCAGCAGAGCCAGTTCCTCGGCCGCCTGTGCCTGGAACTCGCGGCTATACTCGACCACCGGTCGGCAGACGGTCGCGACGCGGGGGTCAGAAACGACCTTTGCGCAGCCGGTCAGCGAGATCGCTGCGATTGCGAGGGCGACGCGCCGCGGCCTCCAGCATCTGGCGTTGGACATCATTGGCCTTCTCCGTGGTTTCAAGGCGTTCGGCGAGGCGTCCTGCTCGCTCCCCGGAGCGCCGAAGCGAAAACAGGAACAGGAGCACTGCCAGCGCGATGGCTCCGCAGCGCAGCGCCGCCCGCCCCCAAGGGCTGGCGGCGATCCCGGTGAGAAGTGCGGCGATCACCGCCGCCCCCGCTTCCAGTCGTCGAGGCGGGCATAGATGGTGACCGCGATCCCCCCGAGTGCCACGGCGATGAACACCCATCGAAGCGTATCGAGATACGGCACCAGCGGCAGGATCGCGGTCTGGGTCTCGGCGAGGACGCTCTGCGCGACATCGACCCCGGCCGCGCCCAGCGTGGCGACACCGGCCGCGCCACCACCCTTCATGGTGCGGCTGTCGGCCAGCACCTCGCGCGCGGGCGGCGTCTCCGCTGCAAATGCCGTCGCCCGAATCGGGAACCGCTCGCCCCACTGGCGCGCGGGGCCGAGGTCAACGTGCATGAAGCCGGAGCGCGGGTAGAAGCCGAAGCCGAGAAACCCGACCTCCCGCGCCGCCGCCTCGAAGGCCACTGGGTCGTGGTTCGACATGGCGATATCGAACGCCGTGCCGTCCATGTGCTTCGACGCCATGGCCCCGCCGACCGCTCGATTGTGCTCGGGGCTGCGATAGGCCGAGCGGACGATCAGCGGTTTGCCCAGCCGATCGCGCAGCGCCTGCAGCTTGTCGAGGGCGGGTTCGTTGACCAGCAGCTTGCCGGTGCCCCGGCAGGCGATTTCGGCCGGGCTGAAATTCGGCCAGCGCCAGGCGCTCTCAGGCACGTCGCGCCAATGGCTGTAGAAGGTCGTCGTCATGGGGGTCCTCCGAAAACGAAAAACCCGCCTCAAGGGCGGGTCATTGCGGGCCGATGAATGGGGATGGGGCGCGGCTAAGGACTGCCGCCGAAGATCTTGAGCTTGATGGCGATGCCCGCGAGCAGCGCCAGCATGATGCCGGTGGTGATCATGCGGACGGCCGTCTGCATCGCGGTGCGCCGCACCAGCCGGATGCAGTCGACGAGCGAGCGCAGATCGCGGATGTCGAGCGCGGCCTCGTCGCCGTCGAGCCCGACATCGGCGAGTGCGCGCTTCGCGCCTTCCTCGGCCGCTCGCGTCAGGATCGCCTCGAACTCGGCGTCGGGCATGCGCACGAAGCCCTCGGATCTGGGTGGTGTCATCGGGTCCTCCTTCCGCTGCTCAGCCGACCTTGCAGCCCCAGAAGGACGTGTGATCGGCGGCGAAGTAGCCGTCCGCGACCCGGAAATACCCCTGCAGCTCGACGGTATCGCCCGCGGTCAGCGGCACCATGGTCTGCAGCCAGATCGCGGTGGCGAGCGAAACATGGGTGGCAGAGATTTCGCCGAAGGAGCCCCGGATTTCGGTCGTGCCGTTCAGCACCAGCCGCCCCCGCATGCGCGCGGTCGTGCTGGCGTTGATCTTGTAGAGCAGCGTCGCGCCGAAAAGGTAGGTGCCGTCGACCGGGGCCACGAAGTGATTGTTCGCGGCATCGAAGGCGCCCTGGTCGTTGTAGTCGGTGTTGTTCAGGCCGATTTTCGTCCAGGTGCCGACGCCGACATAGTTGTCGTAGTTGGTCCATGCCTTGAACCGCGGGAGCCGGGGCTGGTCGACGATGCCGTTGGCGTTGTCGACGCTGAGCCCGTCGAAGAAGGTGCCGCCGTCGGCCGAGACCGCCAGCCGGAAGCGGTCGGAGCCAAAGAGCCCGACCAGCGCCTTGGTCACAAAGCCGGTCTGCAGGGTCAGCCCGAGGTCGTCGGCCGCGGTCTCCTTGTTCATGGTGTAGAACAGATCGCCCGTGCCGCCCTCGGCCACGGTCTTTGCCGTCCAGAGCGCAGCGTTCAGCTTGGCCGAGAACGGGTTCGAGGCGTCCGCCGTCGTGCCCAGACCCAGAAGCGCGAGGTTCTGCAGCGCGGCGGGCGTGGTCCCGACCCAGCCCGCGCCGTCATAGACCAGCAGCAGGCCCTCATCCTCGACCCACGCGCGCCAGCCGGTCCGGGGTGGCAGCCGGAGCCAGGCGCCATCGGTCCAGAGCGCCACGTTCAGATCCCAGCCCGCCCAGTCGCCCGTCGCGCCCGAGGCGACGATGTAGCGGTCGCCATCCGTAGGGCTGCCAGGCGGCGCGGTCAGGTCCCGGTCGAGGACGGAGAGCTGGACGAGCCCGTCGAGGATCCGCAGCGCCTCGTTGTGGGTGACATGCTTCTGGGCCTGCGCCACCAGGATGTAGGGCAGCAGGAGATGGGTCGTGGCGTCGGACATGGGAGAAGCCTTCAGAACAAGAGCGTGACGGTCTTGGGCGCGCCCCGCCCGACAAGAGCGGAGAGCTGGAAAATGCGGACGGTGAGGGTGTCGCCAAGGCCGAGCGGCGCGCCCCAGTCGGCGGTTTGCTGGGCGGCGGCGGTGTAGAGCGCGCTGGTGGTGGCGGTGCTCAGCACCCGCTTCACGGTGGCGCCGTCGAGGATCTCGATCTCGTAGGCTTCGAGCTCTTCTCCGAGCGGCACCTCAAGCCCGCCCCAGCTGTCGGCCGCGAGCGCGCGGGCTCGCCGAGTCCAGCGGATCGTCAGATCGCCCGGTGTGCGCGGCCTGCGCCATGGCTGCTCGACATGGGCGACAGAGAAGGGTCGCAGCCCCACGCCTGCGGGCGTGAAAATCTGCGCGACATAGGTCTCGTCGCCGACCGGGCGGCTGGCCGGCCCGATGCGCCAGTTCCAAGGGATGCCGAGATCGGCCTCGGAGATGGGCAGCGAGGCGAGGCTGTCGTCGAGCACCACCACGCGGGCGCCTGCGGGCGCAGGGTTCCCCATCGCGCCCTCGGTGCCGCGCTGGCCGCGCAGCAGCCGGGTCAGCCGATACCGGCCCGGCGCCAGCAGGTCGGCCGCGCCCGCCTGCACGATCTCCCAGGCGCCGGGCGCGCTCTCGATCGCCAGCGCGTTCGCCCCGCCGAAGAGCGTCAGGTCTGTTACGCTCTCGAGCGTCCCGGTCAGCAGATCGACCACCAGCGCATTGCCGAGATCGAAGCGCGAGGTGGGACCGGCGTAGAGGTTGGAGACCAGCACCCCGATCCGGGCGCGGCTGCCGAACGTGGTCAGCAACTCAAACCCGTCCGTCGACGGGCTGCGGAAGACCGCCATCTCGCCGGGCCACGGCACGGCATGCGCCGCGACCAGCGGCCGGTGCGCAGGCTGGTCCTCAGTCAGCTGCGGCAGGTCCATCAGCACCGCATCCGGCGCGCCGAACACGACGGCCCGCGTCAGCGACGCCGCGCGCGGATCGCCGGGCGGCAGGTCGTAGGTCGCCCGATCCTGGCGCACCGCCTCGATGCCGCGCGCCTCCGCGTCGGCGATGGAGACGAGCCGAAGATCGACCAGCCGCCCGTCATGGGCGAGCCGGATCGCGTCGGCCGGATCGAACGCGAGGCGCGAGGGCGGCAGACGGAACGCCGCCGTCTCGCGCCCCACCCACGCCTCCATCAGCGCGCGGCGGCAGCGCCTCTCGGCTTCTTCGGGCGGCACCGCCATCGGGAAGGACTCCGAGGCGATGCGCGTCGTGTCCACGGTGATGCGTCGCGCCTCGACGAGGGCCGCGTCGTAATCCTCGTCGGCGCGGGCGACCTGCCACTTCAGCGCCTGGGGCAGTTCTGTCTCCTGGCCGCGGGTCAGTTCCAGCACGTCGCCCTCGCGGGGGCCGCTCCCCGCGTTCGGGGCCACCAGATCGTCGGGCGTGAGGGTGGCGACGGAGGCCCGGCCGCGCATGATGAAGCGGATCACTCCTTCGGTCTCGACCGCGTCGAAGCCGAAGTGGCGCGACAGCGTGGTGATCGAGGCGCGCGGGCTTTCAAGCGCGGTGATGGCGTAGCCTTCGACCGCGCCCCAGAGGCCGGTGACGTCGATGCGATCTTCGGGCAGCCCTGCGCGCAGGCAGAGGTGCCGGACGAGCGCCGCGAGCGACACCGCGCCCAGCCGCCCCGTCAGCCAGTGGCCGAGCCGCCAGTTCGCCCCATCCGTCCAGACGTCGGTCAGCGCCGGAAAGAAGGGATAGGGCCGCGCGTCCCAGGTCCAGGCGGCGCATTCCGGCACATGCACCATCGGCCCGCCGTAGACCGAGGACAGCGGGTTGTTCGCCGGGGCGCCCCACCAGAGCCAGGTCGCCTCGAGATAGGCCCGCTGGATGGCGTCGTCGCGCCAGCCGCGCGAGAAATGCGGCGTGAAGCTTTCCGACGACTTCGGGTCGAAGAAGACGTTCGGCTGGTTGGTGCCCCGGTCGATGGCGGGACAGCCGAGCTCGGTGAACCAGATCGGCTTCGACTGCGGCGCCCATGCCGTCGGCGTCCCGCTCTCCACCCCGCTCGGGCGGTCGTAATGCGCGTTCGACCACCAGGCGCGCAGATCCTTGTAACGGAAGACCCAAGGCTTGCTGGCGGCGCCGTCAGTGATCGGGGTGCGGACCTGTGCCGACCGATCCGCGGCCGAGGCATAGAACCAGTCGAAGCCTTCGCCGCCCGCGATGTTCACCTGCAGGTAGGCGCGGTCGTAGATCGCGGGCCAGCCCTCGGCCGCATCGGCATGCTCGAACCCGTCCCGCCAGTCCGACAGCGGCATGTAGTTGTCGATCCCGACAAAATCGATCTCCGGATCGGCCCAGAGCGGATCGAGGTGAAAGAACACGTCACCGCTGCCATCGCCCGGCTGATGCCCGAAATACTCCGACCAGTCGGCCGCATAGCCGATCTTGGTCCCGGAGCCGAGGATCGAGCGCACATCCGCGAGCAGGTCCCGATAGGCCTGCACCGCCGGATAGCTGCTGGCCCCCGAGCGGATCGTCGTCAGCCCCGGCATCTCGGTACCGATCAGGAAGGCGTCCACGCCGCCCGCCGCCGCGCAGAGATGGGCATAGTGCAGCACCATGCGCCGCAGGCCCCAGTCGCCGGATGGCCCGGTCCAGGAAACCGACTGACCCGAGACGCTGAAGTTGGCCGGTGTGGCCGAGCCGAACAGCGCCGCGACCTGGCTTGCCGCCGTGGCGGTCTTGTCCACCGTTCCGGCGAACCCCGCAGCCGGGGAACAAGTGATCCGCCCCCGCCAGGGGAAAGCGGGCTGGCCCGTCCCGGCGGCGTTGTCGGAATACGGGTTCGGCAGGGTGTTGCCGGGCGGCACGTCCATCAGGATGAAGGGATAGAAGGTCACCCGCAGTCCGCGCGCCTTCATCTCCTGGATGGCCTGCACCACCGCGAAGTCGGCCGGGGTGCCGCCATAGACGGGGCGATCCTGATCGTCGCGGCTGACGAGGAAGGCGCTGGCGCGGCTGACGCCGTTGACTGACCAGCTGGTGGGCGTGGTCGACTTGGCCGACACCTCGACGCCCGGCCGCACCTTGCAGGACCCCGCGCGCAGGTCGTCGCCGAACCACGCCACGACGAGGCTGACGCTCTCGACCGCCGGGGCCATGGCCTGCAGCCGGTCGAGCGCTTCGACCATGTCGGTGGAGTCGGCCAGCGCGTTCAGGTTCTCCGGCACCGTCGCGCCGCCATCGGTCTTGCGGATGGCCTGCGTGGCGTAAGTGAACTCGCCCGAGGCCGGGATCATCGTGACCGCCTGCACCAGCCCCTCGGCGGTGTCGGGATCGGCGAGCGGTCGGAAGACTTCGAAGGAGAGCTGCGGCAGCCGGTTGCCATAGGTGGAGAGCGCCAGTTCCTCGAAAACCACATAGGCCGTGCCGCGATAGGCGGGGGTGTTGGCGCCGCCCATCCTCGCGGCAATGAACGGATCGGCGGCTTGCGCCTCGTCGCCCGGATACCAGCGCCAGGTGACGCCGGAGAGGTCCATCGGCTTGCCGTCGGCCCAGATGCGACCGATGCCGGTGATCGGGCCTTCGCAGAGCGCCACGGCGAAGGAGGCGTAGTAGAGATACTCGGTGGTCTTGACCTTGCCGCCCCCGCCGCCCTTGCCGCCGCCCTGCGTGGTGGTCTTCGTCTCCTCGCGGAAATCCGTCGCCCAGATGATGTTGCCGCCCATCCGCATCCGGCCGTAGAGCCGCGGGATGACCGCGCCCTCGGTGGACGACGTGATACGGAGACTGTCGAGCCGCGCGCCCTCGATGCGCTGGGTGGGCGCCAGCGACGAGATGATCCAGCTGTCGACGACGGAGCCGATGCTGGAGCCGATGAAGCCGCCGATGGTGGCGGCGCTCACGCCGAGGATCGCGCCGCCGATGCTGCCGCCAATGGCGGCGCCGGCCGCGCCGAGAACGAGGGTGGCCATGCTTTATTTTCCGAAAGTGAGAGGTTGAGGCATGCGTTGACGTTCAGACGAGGGGCTGCGGCTCGCGTGCTCTCAGGGCCAGAAGAACAGGATTGGGTTTAGGCAGCCGCGAACTTCTTGATCAGAATCGCTCGCTCCTGCACCATTGACTCACGGCTGTAAGGGGCGCGCGTTTGATGGAAGCCAGAACTGTTTCATTTACAACGTTCAATCTTTACAATCTGAACGAACCCGGTCTGCCGATATATTCAAATGCGGCCGGACATTCAGAGGAGTTGGTGGCGCGGAAGGTCAGTTGGTCGGCGGCCATGCTGAGGCGAGCGCGGGCGGATGCCTTTGGGTTTCAGGAACTCTGGCACACAGGGCCGCTCGAGCGGATGTTCGCCGAAGCGGGGCTTGAAGACGAGTACGATCTCATTGTGCCGCAAGGACATTCGGGCCAGCGGATCACCTGTGCAGGAGCCGTGCGCAAGGGGATGCTGGAAGGAGAGCCAGAATGGATAACTGCCTTTCCACCGTCGTTTCGGCTTGAAAGTCGTGGTGGGGACCCACAGACACCGTCAATATCCGTGGCGATCAGCAGCTTCTCGCGTCCGGTACTGCGCTTCACCATACGCCCGCATGCCCAGCGTCCGGCGATCGACATTCTGGTTTGCCATTTCAAATCCAAGGGTCCGACGAGGATCGACGCGGAGCCCTGGTATCGCGCTGAGCGGGCGCTCTACAGCGCGCATCGAAATGCGATCGGCGCCGCCATTTCTACAGTTCGCCGCACCGCTGAGGCGCTGGCAGTTCGTCAGATCGTGACGGATCTTACAAAGGGAAGCGATACGCCAGTCGTTGTTCTGGGCGATCTGAACGACGGGCAGGAGTCCAACACCCTCGACATCCTGTCGGAGCAACCAAATTTTCTACAGCCTCTTTCAACTGGAGGCAGCGATACGGCGCTTTACTCCGGGCAGGCGCTACAACAGCTGCGCTCGCTCCGCGATGTCTACTACACCTACATTTTCAAGAAGCAGCACGGATCGCTCGACCACATTCTGGTTAGCCAGGAACTCTACGATCAAAGCCGCAAGCGCGTGTGGAAGTTCGACGGGCTAGACGTCTTCAACGATCATCTTAATCGCGAGGAATTGCGAGAAATCGAAGGCGCCAGCGACCACGGCATCATCCGCGCTCGATTCACAATTCGGCAGGCTGCCTGAACTCCTGTTGGCCGGGCCCGTAAAGGCGTGATGGCGACACGTTCGTTGTCCAGGTATTCGAAAGGCGAAGGCGATGCGCCGCCGCCAGGATTGGGTGAGCGATTCCTCGATCACGCCGAGCCGCTCGTAGGCGTGGAGGAAGGAGTCGGGGCCCGTCAGGATCGCGACATGTTTGGCGATCGCGTGGGGCTTCATGCGGAAAAGGACCAGCGCACCGGGTCCGGCGTCGGCGGGCGACACCTCGATCATCATGCGTCGCGCGCCCTCGGCCAGCACCTCGCGCGGGCCGGTCTCGCCCCAGTCGCGGCTGTAGGGCGGGATCGGGAACGGCTCGGGGCCGACGACCTCGCGCCAGACGCCTCGGGCGAGCCCGAGGCAGTCGCATCCGACGCCCCGAAGGCTCGCTTGGTCGTGATAGGGCGTGCCGAGCCAGGAGCGTGCGACGGTGACTACTCGGCTAGCGACTTGGTCATGCGTCAACAATCGAGTATTCTCAAATATGTGCGGTGCTGGTAGCGTTCCTCCATCAGTTTTGAAGGAGTAAGCCGTGCGAACTACATTCATAGCTTTGCTGACCCTTTGGGGCACGGTGGCGGGCGCTCAACCTGTTCTCGAGTGCCCGCCCGGACCATTTGATTGCGTTCCGTGGAACCCGCGTGGCGGCGGTGGAAACCCCGCGCCTCCACCTCCACCGTTCTTCGAGGTTGAGCCGAGATTTATCCAACCAGAAAGATTCAACGGATTTATTGGCAACGGACGAGGAACGCACCTCGAAATTCATGAAGGCACGCCTCCAGATGGCCTAAGAGAACTAGTTGAAAGTTATGGAATATCCATGGATCCTGATAGACTTTACGTACTTCCTAGCGGTTCATCAAGCGTCGATATTGAAGGCGACTACATCATTTTTAACGGCGTGCGCATTGAATGAACCATGTTGTTGACATCCTACTGATCTTTACCGCCTCCGTGGCTGTCGGCTCCATTGTACCGTTCATCCTGTCGCTCTTCGTGCAAAGAGATCGCAGCTTTGAGATCGGCGTAATCCTGGTCGTCTTGTCCATTGTCGGCGCATGCACTGGCCTTGCAGGGGGAATGAGTCGCGTTGGTGCTGTCGGCAGCATTATCCCTGCATTCTTGGGACTACTAGGCGGACTTTCAATATATCTTTTCGGCATTGACCGCACAAAGGGATTGATCGCCTCCTTTGGCGCGGCAGCACTTTCTCTCGCTCTGATAATTTCTTACACGGCAGGCTCTCAGTTTAGAAACATTGGAGATGATCACCGAGATATTCGTTCGATTTGCGCAAATGCATATACTGATTGGGAGTTGATCTCCAATCAAGTTGCATTTGAAAAGTTTCGAGAACGTTTGGGCGCCCTATGTGACAGCTCAATGAGCTGGCATGTTGCGGGTCGCGGCTCATTGCTCGCACGTTTTTGGTACATTACTGGAGAAGATGCGTCACAAGACTGATCCGGCGTGGCCGCCGTCCTTCGTGGCGTAGCGCAGCACGGCATCCTGGCCGGGGATGTGCGGGAAGCCGCGGAAGTTGGCGGTGTTGGCGAACTTCACGCCGCAGGTCTCGATCCGCTTGTCGCAGCCCGCGCGGATGGTGAAGGCATCACCTTCGCCGATGGACCGCACCGGCGCTTCGAGCAGGGTCAGGATAGCCACGCCGTCCGTCACGTCATGGCCCAGCACTTCGGTGCGCCGCCCGGCATTCGCGCCGCTGGTCCATTCGACCGTGCCGAAGATGAACCAGCCGGAGACGAAACCGCCGAGCCCCGAGGCCGTGAAGGCCCGGTCACGCAGCAGATCAATGACGGCGCCCGTCCCCTTGTAGGCGGGGTCCTCCAGATCGACGCCGCAGCGCGCGTCCCCAAGCGCCGCGTCGCAGGTCGCCTGGAAGGTCCGACCGACCGTCTGGCCGAGCACATGGGCGAGCGAGCGCACCTCGGCGACGAAGGCCAGCCGTCCGCGCCGGATCTGACCGATGGCCCCGCGTCGCATCAACACGCGCTGGCCGGTGTTGGTCCAGTTCACCCGCCAGACCTCGACCGCCGCGTTGTCCCAGCGGCCGTCGAGGATGTCGGTCTCGGTGATCCGATCCGAGGTCAGCACCCCTTCGGCATCCTGCGCATCGACGGACAGGTCCAAACCCGAGCGCACCTCGGAGGCGGTCAGACCGCTCTCGGGCTCGAAGTCGGTGCCAATGAGGCTCAGCGTCCGGTCGTGGTCGGTGAAGCCGAGTGTCTCGCCATCGGCACGCGTGATCCGCCAGCAAAAGGCGAGCGTTGTCGTGCCGTCGTCCAGATGGGCCTGTAGGGCGGGATCGAGAGACTTCATCGCCGGATCTCCAGGAGCGGAATGGAGGTGATCGAGCCGAGCCGTTCGAGGTCGAGCGTCACGTCGAGCACATCGGTGTCGAAGCGGACGGGCACGTCGAACTCGAAGCCCCCGGTGATCTCGACGCCGGCGCCCGGCGCGGCGCTCAAGGTGACGACACCGGTCGTGGGGTCGACCGACCAGCCGGAGGCCTGCTCGACGCCCGACAGCGCGATGCGAACGCTGCCCGCCACCGGCTTGGCGATGGCGCGCGTCCAGGATTGCGCGCCCGAGGCGTAGTGCTTCACCAGCTGGAAGGCGGTCGTCGCGCCGTCGCCAGTGCCGATCGCCTGGTCGGTAGGCGATGGCGTGCCCGAGGGCAGGCAAGACTTGTGGTCGCCCCAGTCCTTGAAGCGGAAGCCGTGGAGCCGCCCGTTGCGCGCCTCGAAGAAGGCGACGACCGCCGCCAGATCGTCCGCGCGGCGGATGCCGTAAGCGACATCGTAGCGGCGGCGCGAATTGGCCCAGCTCGCATTGCGCTCCTCGTCGCCCGAGGCGAGCTCGACGATCTGCGTGCGCCGCTCCGGCCCACCCCGCGCGCCTCGGCTGATGTTGTCGGGAAACCGCACCTCGTGGAACGCCATCACATGCCCCTCCGCCCGAGCGACACGGCGCGGGCGATGTCGGCAGCCACCTGTGTCCTTGACTGCCGGAAGCTTTCCGCGTCGCGGGCCATGATCGTGACGTTGACGCCGCCGCCTGCGCCGTAGCTCTGTGCCTCGCGCCGCGACAACACGCGCTCGCCCCGCTGCAGGATCGCAGGCACCTCGTCGTGGCGGAGGCCGGCCATGCCGCCGCCATGCATGCGCGGCGCGGCAGCGAAGGCCATGGCCGGGACCATGCGCGAGGGGCCAGCGGAGCCTACCATCCCGCCCGCATGCAGGACGTTCGCGAAAATGCCGCCCGCACCAGCGAAGACACCCGAGAGTGCATTGGCGATCGGCCCAAGGATGAAACGCCGCGCCGCCAGCTGGGCGAGATCGGCGAGCAGCGAGGTGACGAGGTCGCGGAAGTTCAGCTTGCCGGTCTTCACGAACTGGCCCACCGCGTTCTCGGCCGATTGGAAAGCCCCGACGAGGCTCTGGCCGATATCGCCGCCGATCTCGCGCGCCTTGCTGGCGTAGTCCGACAGCGCCGCCGTGACCGCCTGCCAGCCGGTGACGGCGGCCTCGGTGTCGGGCTCCGCTGCAGCGGCGGCAGCCCCGGCGGCCGCACCAGCACCCGTAGCGGCGCGCCCGGCTTCACCAAGCGCCGTCTCCAGCCGCTCGGCAGCACCCGTCGCCTCGGTCAGCGCATCGGCACTGGCCCCGTCGGTGCCGCGCACGGCATCGCGCAGCGCTTGCCAGCTTTCGAGGGGCGCGCGGGCACCTTCCGCCAGATCGCGTGCCGCGCCGCGATAGAGGTTCGCGGACTCGAGCGCCCGATCTGCCGTCTCGGTCAGACCGAGGTCGGGTGCGGTGAGCGGGTTGTCCTCGAAGGCCCGGTCGAACGCCGCCTGCGCGGCGGTGGTCGCAGCGCTGGCCGCGCCCTCGAAGCGGTTCTCGATCTCGCCGAGGTCGAGGTCGGGCACCAGCGAGATGCGGCGCTCCGACCCGAGCGCTTCCAGCCCCTGGTTGATCCCGCCGATGAAGCCGTTGATGCGCGAGACCACGCCGTTCAGCATCGCCTCGACGCCGTCGACCAGGCTGTTGGCCGCCTGAAACGCCAGATCGCCGATGGCAGCGGGCAGCAAGCCCCAGATCGCCTTGATCGCCTCGTAGGCGCCCTCGAACGTGTTTGCAGCGGTGTTGCCGAAACCGACGACGCTCTCGATTGCGCTCTGCATTCCGGAGGCGGCATCGGCCTTCAGGTCGAAGAACATCGCCGTGGCCGCAGCACCCGCAGCCGCCGCGCCCATCCTGATCCGCTCCCAGACCTCGATCGCGAGGTCCTTCAGGAGCGACATCGCTTCTCCGAAACCGCCCGCGCCGGAGACGAGACGGGTGAACTGATAGACGAGCTCGCCAGCGCCAACGATCAGCGCACCGATGCCGGTCCGGATCAGCGCGCCGCGCAGGACGACCAGCGCCGTGGCGAGGCCGCGCACGGAGAGCGCCGCAGCGGCCATTCCGGTGACCCAACGTCCCGCGAGGAAGGCGGCGAAAGTGGCCGCGTAGGTGGTCAGCCGGCCGATGTTCTCGAAGAGACCGCGGATCGCCACGCCGAGCGGGCCGGTGCGGCTGGCGACCGCAGCCATCGCGTTGGCGACCGCTTCCAGCGCGGGGGCTGCAGCGACGGCCAGCTGGTTCGACAGGCCGCGCCAGATCAGCCCCAGCCGGGAGATCGCGTCGTTCGTCCGCTCGATCTGGTCGGCATCCTGCTCGGAGACGACAACGCCGAAGGCAAGCACATCCTCGGTCGCCTGGCGCAGCGTCGCGGTGTCGATCCGCGACATGGCGATCGAGCCTTCCTCGCCGAAGAGCTGCCCCGCGACGGCCGCGCGCTCGGCGGCAGGCACGAAGCTTTCGATGGCGGCGTTAATCGCGCCGACGCGCTGGTCCAGCGGCAGAGAGATCAGCTCGGTGGCCGATAGCCCGAGCCGGTCCAGCGCATCAGCGGCAGGGCCGGTTCCGGCGGCCGCCTGGCTGAGACGCCGCGTCAGATCCTTCGTCGCTTGCTCGATGCCAGACATGGAAACGCCAGCCAGTTCGCCCGCGCGCTCCAGCGTCTGGATCGAGGCGACGGTCGTGCCAAGCGATTGCGCGAGCTTGGCCTGCGCATCGACCGTCTGCAGGCCCGAGCGCACCATGGCCACACCGGCGGCGGCTGCGGCGGCCACTGCAGCTGCAGCAGCCACAGCAACACGCCGCGAGAAGGCCGCCAGCCGGGTGTTCGCCGCCTCCATCTCGCGGCTGAGCCGCCCGAAACCGCGCGACCCGGCCTCGCCAACGCCTTCCAGTTCGGCGCGCACCTGCCGTCCGCCCACGGCCGCGAGGCGGACGCTAACCCGTTTTTCCGCCATGGGAATGATCCATCTGTTCGTTGAGTTTGGCGACCATCACCGCTTCGATGACGGGGAGCAGTTCGGCCATGGCGAGCGGCGGCACGCCGAGCGCGTTCCCAAGCGCCAGCGCCGCCGACATGTCCCAGCCGATCACCGCGCCGGGCAGTACGCGCAGCTGGCCTCCGAGGCGGCCGACGAGGTCCCAGACCTGCCAACCCTCCGGCGTTTCCGGACGGTTCAGCCGCGCCGGGCAGTCCGGGCACGCTTGCCCGCAGGCTTCGCAGTAGCGCTCGCCCCCGCCGAAGGACCATTCGGCGAGAGCGCGGAGGCGTTTTTTTCCTGTTCCAGCAGCAGACCCTTGGAGACGTAGGTCAGCTGGAAAGCCTCGAAGATCGGCCAGATGTCGAGCAGCGCGTCGATGGCCTCTGGGCTCGGGTCGATGGCGTTGCCGTCGGCGTCGCCGATGCCCTCCCAGGCGAGCATCGCCCGTCGCGCCAGCGCCTTGGCGAAGGCGACAGCGCGCTCCTCGTCGGAGGCGTCCTTCGGCACCGCCTCGACGGCCGGGTCGTTGCGCGTCGCCACCATCAGCGCGGTGGTCAGCGGGCGCAGCTGCACCCGGACGCCGGGGGCGAGGTCGTGCCAGCGAGGCGCGTTGGTCAGGTCGAGCGTCAGCATCTCAGTAGGTCTCCACGTCGTTCACGAGGGTTGCGGTGCACATCCGCCCGACGGTGCTGCCGCGCGCGGCCTGCCAGTCGAATGTCGCCTGGACGCCCTGCGGTCCGGAGATCTCGATGCGCGGGCGCGGCAGGTAGACGGCGTGCACGGTGAAGGTGAAGCTTTCGCCCGAGGGCAGCACGTAGGCGAACTCCATCTCGCAGGCCTCGCCATTGATCGCCTGCGTCACCAGCGTCTGGTCGGCGAAGCGCACCTCGATCCGGCCGGTCAGTGCGGCGATGGAGGGGTCCGCGCCATCGATGCGACCGTCCGAGCGGATAGTCTCGATCCGGTCGAGGTTGTTGGCGTAGGTGATCTCGGCCGAGACCACGTTGCCGAGGGCGGTGCCATTGCGGGTGATCGCCCCGTTGAAATGGCCGAAGCGCTTCAGCTCCAGCGCTGCGGGTGTCCCGGCGCTGGTGGTCGTGCCCACCGTCTCGCCCTGCGCCACCAGCCGCGCCGTGGCGGTCAGCAGGCCAGACCGCTGCATCTGCCAGGTGATCTGGTCGAGCACGCAGCCGGAATACATCGCATAGCGCGGGACCTCCGGCATGCTGGTCTCGATCGACATGCTGGGCAGCGTCCAGGACCCCGACTGGAACTCGTGGGTATAGGGTGCCTCAGCACCGGTGGTCGCGGGATCGCCGAACGCCGCCTTCAGCCAGAACCCGAAACCGGCCGCATCGATCGGCACGACGACATCGCCATCGGCCGTCACCGCGTCCTTGATCGGCGCCAGCGGATCGCGGCCGTAGCCGAGAAGCTCCGAGTTCAGCAGCGGCTGCTCGGCGCCGAGCGAGGTGCTGGCGAAGGGCATGCGGGTGAAGCCGCTCGCGGGCGGCGTGCCATAGGTCGTCTCGAACGCAAGCGCCATCAGCGCCCGCGCCCCCTGGGCTCGTGCCATGGTGTTCTCCTCGGGTTGTCGGGATCAGCCGAGTGGATCGGCCGTGGAATAGTGCAGCACAACCGGGATGATGGCTGCCTTCAGGCTGCCAGCGCCCTCCACCGGCAGGTCCACAGGGCGCGGCGCTTCCGCCTCGACCCAGTCGCAGAGCCCGCTCAACGTGCGGTCGGCGGCGAGTGCCGCGCCGATGCTGGCGGTCAACGTGTCGAAGGCAGCGTCACGCGCCGCGCCCTGGACGACCGCCTCGATCTCGGCGCGGTGCTGGTAGTGGTAGGCCAGCGGCGACAGCGTGACATCCGGTTCTCCGGGCTCGCCGTCCCGCAGGATCAGCAGCCCCTCAGTGGGGATACGCTCAGGCAGCACCTCACCGCGCAGGGCGGTGGCGGGCAGCGCCGAGAGCCGCGCATGCAGCGCAGCGAGGATGGTTTCGCGAGAGGTGGGCATCTTCAGCCGTCTTCTTCTGTATGTGGCGCAGTGGGTTAGTTCCGACTACCTTGCCAAGTGCGGAAGTCGCGGGAGCCGGAATCACATGCGGAAGATTAGTCCAAATGGAGTATGGAACGATTTTGCTGCCCAACTTGACGAGCAGTTCGCGTATTATCAGAACTCGTGGAACGCTCTTGCAGGGGCGGAAGACAGAAAGATTGCAACCGAAAACTATGTGCTAACCATCGGCGTGATGTTTGAGGGATATGTTAACGATCTGATTTTTGCGTATGCCAACAGAGACTGCTCAAGGGTTATGCAGCACCTCGAGAATAGCCTTCGGGCCTGTTTGCAGGCGGCCCCCAAGGCAGAAGCTGCATTCAATAAGTTTGGGGATTTCAAACATAGAGATCATCTAACGAAAGCTGAACTTAAGGAGATCCTTGATCCCGAAGGTAGAAACACCTCCTTTCCGGACTTTGCAGCAATCGAAGATCGAGCACAGCAATGGCTTGCGGCGGCACATGCACAGCGATTTGCAAATTTGAACGCCCAACAGCGGGCGGTCATAAATGCCGCGATAGCAGCGAGAAACAATCTCGCACATCGGAGTAAATCCTCTCTCGACAGGCTGAATGTTGCGTTCGACGCAGGCGCCCTCTTTCCGACGGGGCTCAAGCGGAACGTTAATCTCATCCAGCAAGCCGGACACTACCTTAAGGCTCGACCAAACAACGGGGACTCGCGGGCGACCATTCTTGGCCGCCTCCTAAGAAATGCATCGGAGGCTCTAGTTCATTGACCCATGGCGGAATTTGGGTGATGCGGAACTAACATCCTGATCGGCAATCTTGAATCATCACCGCTCCTCCACCCAGTTCGCCACGATCAGCCCCGGCACACCGTCCAATGCCCGGTCCGCATCCCGTGCGAGGTCCAGCCGCTTCGGCAGCTTGACCTGCGGGGGTAATCCCCCCCGAAATTAAGGGGCTTCAAAAGTAGAATTTTCTCGGCAAGATGAACGAGGAGAATTCGAATGAAGACAAGCAGATACACTGAAGCACAGAT